GATGCGTACAGTGACGGCAACCTAACCGGGTTCAAATCCCGGCCGCCCGGCCATAAACTTAACCAATTGAAAACATGGAGCAGGAGACGGGACTCGAATCCGCTGATAGCTATGCCGCACTAAGTATAGCTATCGCAAGCCACTGATAATAAACAGCCGTCTATAGCCACTATTGCAATCTATCGCAGCGTGTTTCTGCGGCGTGACAGCAAATGACAGCGCGGCGCGTTCAGGCCCGCTGGCGCTTCGAGCTCGGTCGGCGTCCCGCTAAGCCGTCGGCACTAATCGCACCCGCGCCGTAGTAGCGCCCGCGGCGGCGGCCTGAACCACCCAGCCAATAGCGGTCGTGCCAGCGGCGGCCACAGTGCCGATGCTCCCCGTCACTGTCACCTTGGCCACGTCGCCAGCGGCCATCGCATCGGGCGGGTTCTTCGCCAGGTCATACACGCCCTCGGTCGCGATAGCCACCGTGGCGCCGGCGGCGGCGTCGCATGCAGCCACGCCGACGATTGCTGCTCCCACGATGACGAGCTGACCTGCAGTCACGGCGGCGGGCGCGATGATAGGCAAGCCGTAGTCGCCGGGTTGAATGTAGTTATGCATTAGCAGCACCCCTTACACGGCCAGAGGCCGCGATCATGTCCCACAACAAACACGCCCGTCACGGCGGTACCGCTGGCCGCGGCCTGCGCCAGGCGCAGATAGTTCAGCGCCTGATACAACTCGGCCGGCGGCGGATACGCCACTCTCCCCAACTGCGGGGTCTCGATCTCCACGGGCCCGCCCATCTGAGCGAGCACTTGCTGATAAAGCGCGGCCAGGTCGGTTGCCATGACTACGCTCCTGGATTCTTGTAGGCGCCCTGATAGGAGATCACGCCGCAGCCGTAATCCAATTGGCACAGCACTTCGGTTCCGTCGATGTCGCTGCCGCCGGGAAAACCGACTCTGGTGTAGACTCTCGGTCCTTCGTAACCCGTCAAGTAGCTGAATTCGAGCACGGGCACCTGGGCCACGTCGGCGAAAAGATACCAGGGCAGCGTCTGGCCCAGGTGATCGAGGCGCGCATCCACCACGAGGCGAACGAAGTCTTCGAACACGTTCACGTAGTTCGTTTGCGTGGGATAGATGGCGGCCAGTCCCTTCTGCGCGGTCGTCTCTTGCGTGGCGGGCGCCAGCAGATATTTCGGCTCGACGCTGATGGGCTGGCCGTTCTGGTTCGTCATCATCCGCAGGGCCAGACGCGCAGACGTGAGCGTGGCGTCCGCGATAGCGCCCCCGGCAGCGGCCAGATTGTTGTGAGCGGCGCTGAACAGCGCGTTGCCATCGCTCATGACCGGGTTCGACACGATCAGGTTCGCCAATTGCTGATTCTCGAACTCAGCGGCCTGGATCGACAGTTGCATCGCGATGTCATTGAAGACCCCCATGTCGTCGTTGACCAGCGTCTGCCGCGAAATGCCGAACACCCCCGCATACGCCGCGACAGCGTAGCCCTCGGGTTTCACGTCCGACTTGTCGACGCGCTGGAACTCGCCGTGCTGGTTCACGGGAAGCAGCGGCCCCATGGGCGAGTTGCGGTAGACATGCTTCGCGCGGAAATCGTTCACGGTCGCGGCGCGCGCCAGCAGCTTTAAACCGCTGGGCGCGATCTTATATGCCACCAGCAGTTGCTTGTTGAACAGCTCGGTGAGGAAGTTGCCAAAGTCCGAGGTGGTGTGAAGTGCGCCCCACCGCATAAAGATATCGGCGTCGCTTCCGAAGGTCGATTCACCGGCCACACTCAGGAATTCGCGGCCGATGTCGGAGAGGCGGCGACCAGCCCACGGCCTGGCGTCGTCGCGCAGCTTGATGGCGGCCGTGCAGCGGTGCCCCACGGCGTTCAGCATGCGCTCCATGAACGTGTCGCGCTCATCGCAAGTGACTTGGGCGCGGCCATCGATGCGGGGCTGGGACCGCTGCAGGTGACTCAGTAGCTCACTGCGGGCGGCCTCGACGGTCACTCCTTCGCGCGTCGCGAGTGACTCGACGAAATTACCGGTAATGCCCAGCAGCTCCGCAGCACTTCGGATCTGATTGGGAATAGCGCTCATGGTTCCTTCCTCGCTTTCGTTGCAATGACACTCGGGGTCATCGGGATCGCAATCGCATTCCTCGGTGTCTTCCTGCCGTGTTCTCGCGCCCGGATCGGCGCCGATGGCAGTGAAGCTGATCTCCGCGGGCGTCCACCTGGTGGCAGTCTTAGTGCGGTTTCCCGCGGCGTCTTTGGCGGTCTGCCACTGCTGGACCGAATATCCCACTGACACGCGGCTAATGACGCCGTCGGCCACGTCCTTCACGATGGGATCCACGTCGGGCCTCGATGAGAACCGCACGGTGGCGGTGCCGCGCTGGCCATCGACCGAAGGATCGAGTACCGTGCCCAGAATCTCGCGAACATCGAAGCGGTTGTGGCTGTTCAGCACGGGCGCACCGCTCAGTTGCGAGAGATCCACCGCATCGGGCGACATGTCCAACCGCTCGATGAACGGCCCCTCGAAGTCGTAACGCTGGACAGCCGCGCCGGTAGACCAGACCAGTCCCACGGTGCGCCTGGCGCCATCGAAGCTCGCCGGCGTGAGTGTGGCCTGGCGGGTGAGCAGCTTATTGGACCGTTTGGGTTGGTGTGCCATCGAACGATACTCCGGCTTGCTCCTGCCCTTGCAGCGTGACCTTGCGCGGGTCGCTGTCGAAGATCAGCCCCAGCTCGTCGGCGCGGGCGTTGTCGGCGGCGATCTCCCTGTCGAGCGACTCGATATCCACGCCGCTCGATCTCACGGCTTCGTTGCGCGACATCAGGCCCGCGCGAATTTTCTGGATCGTGCTCTGTGTTTCCATGCGGCTGTCGAGCGTCGGGATGGGCACGCCGGTCCACCTGACGGGCGCCGTCAGAATTTCCTCGGGCAGTTCTCCCTTCGCCACCATGATGCGCGCCCACCACTGCCAAACCGGCCGGCAGAATTGGTGCGCGAACATCTGCACGATGGCATCACAGGTCCGCTCGAAGGCAAGCAGTCCGGCGCGGCCGCTGGCGAACGTGATCTGAGACAGGTCGCCAGTACACAATTCGTAGGGAAGGCTCAGGGCCGAAGAGATCGCCCTGAGCTGTGTGTTGACGAAGGAGGCGAACGACTGGCTGGGATCTGGTGGGGTGGAAAACTGTATTTCATCTCCCGGTCTCAACCGGGCCATGCTTCCGGGCTCAAAGGTGGTGTCGCCGGTATCCGAGTTGAACAAGATGGGCGTGCCGTCCGCAGAGCGGATGAAACCCGCGAACAGACTACCGGTTCTGGCTCGCACAAGGGAGGCCTCGAGGAACGTTTGCAGCTCGTACAGCGGCACCAGCGCGGGCGCAAGCCAGGATACGCCGCGCTCGAATCCCGGTTGCAGCGGCGCATAGAGATGGATCACTCGGTCCGCTGGCACGAACTCCGACACCGGATTCAACGGCTGGGCAGGATGCTTCTGATACAGCCAGTAGCCCAGGCGCCGGCCCTCCGCGTCGTACTGGACGCCGCCCATGATGTCCTCGGCGTTGTCGCGGGAATAATCCAGAAATTCGGAAGCGAGAACCTGAATCTGCAGCGTGGGCCCGGGCCTGATGAGCCCGATTACCTCCCCGTCGATCAGACAGCTACGGAAGGCCTGCGCCTGGAGCTGATGGAAGTGATGCCGACCGGTGAAGTCAGCCTGCTCACACCACGCGGACCACAAGGCATGAACGCGAGCGCGAAGCCCGGTGTCGGTGGTATCGATCATCGGGACAATTCCGGTGGAGATGACGTAGTCACGCAGCAGGTTGACGGCGCGATGGGCCCAAGGATTATTTCTGTCGGCATCTCTGGCGCGAGCCTTCAGGATGGCTGGGTTGAGGATGGTTGCGAAATCGGTGCGCGGCGGCCACCACTTGCTCAACCGGGAACCGGATTTACTCGCATCCCATGCCCAGATTCCCGTTGAGGAGCCGGCAGGGCCGCCGCTCCACCAGAGATCCCAGGCCTGGCGCACGATCGTCGGAATGCGGGACAGGGCGGGCAGGTTCATTGCACCTTTGCTATGCCGTGTAGCGTCTCCAAATTTCGTTGCGCATAGTCGAGCATGGATGCGAACTCATCCACCGTGTCGAATAGCTTCGCGGCAGTCTGGATCAGGCTCAACCCCACAGCGATGGCTTCATCGCGGTCCAAGCAGATACCATCGCCGTCCGGCTTCTCGACAGTCACCACAATGCGGCCCTCTTTGGTAACGCCGGCAGTAATCGTCGTTATCTCTTTTGGCATAGCTTCTCTCCGATTTCGATGGCGACCGACAGGACCGTCGCGGCCTGCTTGATTCGCGGCCACGATTTGTTCAGCCAGTGGATCATCTCGCGGATGACGATTTGCTTCGCTTCGGCGTCCTCTCCCAGGTCGATTAACGGATCCGGCTGGGTTTTGGCGCGATCGTGCCAAAGCAAGCTCAGCGCCCTGGGACGGAACATCACTTCCGGTGCGGTGTAATGGGCGGCAGGTTGGGACACAGGCACGGCGCTCCTCCAGATGAAATTTGCGCGCGCCCCGCGTCCCCAAGGTCGAAGGGTAAGCTCAGTATACGGCCAGGCAATTTAAAAATCCATCCATTTCGAGCGGGCGGGTGGATGGGACGGCGGGGGCGCCGGAGCTGGCGGCGGCGCCAGCAGTACCTGGAATTCATCGCACCACCGGTTCAAATTCAGCCCGGCCAGCAAGCGCTCATGGAGCGCGGCCACGGCGAGCATCCGGCAATCGGCGGCTTCGTTACGGAGCCGTAACGGGTTCATCCAGCGCCGGACTCCCTTGTCGATTACCAGCCGCTCGGCGGTCAGCATTTCGAACCATTCCCGCGGCCGCGTAACCGGGAAGTGCATGTAGCCCGCTCCCGGCTGCTCGATCCTGAGACGCGAGGCCACCCACGATTTCGCCTCATCGGCACTGATCGAGTAGATGGCATATTTTCCGTTGGTCCAGGATGCCTTGCGCGGCCAGATGGGCTTCCCCCAGCCTCCCGCCAACGACTTGGTGGCGTAGATGCGCCGGGAGTGGCGAGGCCGGCAAAACTGGCTCACTTCGGGAGTGGCATAACCGGCATCGATAGCCACGGCCTGGAGCGAGAGCGGCATTCCGCTTACGTGGGGCCAGGAGCGGAGCAGCAAGGTATCCAACTGGCTCCAGGTTTCGGGAAGGTCGATGCTGCCGTGTATGGTGTAGTAGCCGATGCTCCAACTCTCGTAATCGCGGCCCCAGCCGACAATTTCGATTTCCACCCGATCCGGCTGGACATCCACGCCAGCGGTGAGGAAGGAGGCGCCCGCTGGCGCGGTCCCTTCGGGATACGGTTCCGCGCGGAGCCGCAGGACATCGGCATCGGGCGTTTCCATGATGGGGAGGGCCCAGCTCATACCCAGTGAGCAGTTGGCGAACACCTGTTGCGTTTCCGGCGTCCTCGCTGCTTCGTGACGGGCTACCAGATCCCGCCACTCCGTCCAGGGCGAATAAACCTGGGAGATCCAGAATCCCGCCGTGGCGCGGTCAGCTGCCACCGACGTGGTCCGCCACTCGCCTTGCTGAATAAGCGACAATTTGTCGGTTTCCGGGATCCCGCCACCGCAAATCTGGCAGCGATGGAAAGCGCAACCCGCTTCCAGGTAGAGCTGCTCGAATTCGAGCGTGATCCAGTTCCCGCAGAGCGGGCAGGGAACGTAATAGCGCCGGCGGTCGCTTGTTTCATAGAGACTCTCGATCCGGGAGGCGAAGCGGATGGTGGGCGTGGAAATGGCAAGGATCTTTTTCTGGGAGCCGAAAGACTCCGTACGGGCCGAAGCCAGGAGCACGGGATCTCCCTCGCCGCCGACGTCACCGGGATAGCTGTCGACTTCATCGAGCACCAGGACCTTCACCGGTAAGCTGCGTAGGGCGCTCGGGGCGTTGGCGCCGGCCAGCATCAACAGCGATCCATTGCGGCCGCTCTTCATCAGGAGCGAATTGGAGCGCTCGCCGCCTCGCGGGGTGGCCATGAGATCGGCGAGCGTGGGGGAAAGTCCGAGGAGCTCGTTGAGCCTCTGCCGGCTGAATTTCTGCGCCGTCGCGATAGTGGGTTGAATGCAGAGGATGGGCGAAGGTGCTATCGCCATGTAGAAGCCGATGGTGTTCAAGGCGATCTCGGTACCGCCGCACTGGGCCGCCTTCTGAATGACGACGCGCTCGATAGGAGAACGCGGCGACAGCAATTCTTGGGGCTCGCGCCAGAAGGGTGTCAGCCTGGCTCGATAGCGCCCCGCCAGGCGCGAGCTATTACCGAGAATCCTGCACTCTTCAGCCCACTGGGTGATGGAGATATCGGGCGGCGGCGCCGCGGCGCGCGCAGCTTCGCGTAACGAGCGCCATACCCGCTCAGAATCGTCCACTGGCCACCGCGTCGAGGAGATCCCGGACTTCTTCGGTAACGATCTGGCGCAACTCCTCGGCGGGTCGGTTGGCGCCGCGTTGAGCGATCCGGTCGCTCAAGGCCAGGGCGCGGTCGCGCAAGCTGCTGAATGCCGTGGCCCAGGTAGCTTCGACCAGATAGCGGTCAAGCAGCCGGCCCTCAAGCTGACCTGTTTGCAACTGGCGCAGCCGGGCCAAAGCCTGCTCCTTCGCCAGCCGGGCGTCGCCGATGGCGGAACGACCTGTCGGCATGAGGCTATTTTGCCCTGATTGGGTACTCTCCGATATCGCCGTATTTCGACCATAACTTCCTCCTTTCAGTAGTGCGTGAAGCCTAAGAACGTGAAGGTTTCTGGCTTTCCCTCGCCACGCTGCTTCCGAACCCGTTCGGCATGCTTCCCGAACTCGATCAGTCGCGTCTTCTCGGCATGCAATTCCAGGCCGAACTTGGCCAGCCGTTCTCGAAACTCCCTGAGAAAACGTTCCGCTTCCGTCCGGCTTTCAAAGCCCACCACGAGATCGTCGGCATTCGCCGACTGGCAGCTTGGCAGTTTACGGCGAGGCTGCCTCAACCGCATCCCTGGCCAAGCCGCGTCAGAGTCCTCTGTCACCCGCACGCGCCGAAAAACGGGAATTCGCCGGGGGGATTACCCCCTCCCATTCGGCCGCTAAGTGCGTTTTCGAGTATCCCGACGTCCCTGCCATCGACGGCCGTGATGCGGTAGCCCACGACCTCTCCTCCTCTGCAGCTCACCTCGAAAGCGACGCGTACTTTCTGTTTCTGGAACGCCTGCAGCCGGTCCGGGAGACCCGGCGCGATGAGACATTCATAGAAGTGCGACGCATCAACATATCTGAGGCAAACCGCTCCCGCTGTTTGGCCGAGAAGTACGTCACGGCGCAACTCGCGATCGTTGTACCACTCCATTTCTGTGGTGAATGTCCGCCTGTGAGTGCAGGATGAGAAACAGACACTCGCGAAAGCGATTAGGGCGAAAGCATGGCGCGGCACGGCGGCGAACCTTAATGGTTATCGATTTTCGCAATCACGGCAGCGGCCGCAATTCCTTGCCAAACCTGCGTGACACCCAGACCGACCACGGGGCCGCGCCAATATCGGTAAGCCACATACGATCCTAACAGGCCGCATTGGGAACGATTTGTGGCGTTATCGTAAACTGCCCGCCGCTTTCACATTTTGGGGGCGGTGGGTCGCTGGCCGGTGCGGGCTCTGGGCCCCCGATCGGTGGGGTGGGCAAAAGATCGTTCCACGGGCACCCTCCGCGCAGGATGGGCCGCACTGAAGCTACGCGGCCCTAGGTTCGCCTGGTTTGGAGCTTTGGCAGGCTCTTGATCACTTTTGCCAGCGTGAGCCGTTCCTGGTCCTCGATCAATTTGAGCCGGTCTAGCGCGGCTCTGTCGATGTGTCCGGTAATGCAGTCGCTCACCAGTGCGCGCAGGTCGGCGGGTGCGATGGCATCCACCTCGACGCTGTCGCCCGCAAAGCCGCGGCTGCGGGAATCAGTGGCTTTCGTGGGGCGCGTGGGCAAGCGCCAGGCGCCGATCTGCTCGGGCGTCACGGCGAGGCGTACGAACACGATCTCGGCATCGGGCGCGAGTTCCCGGATACCTTCTTCGACGGCGCGCGTAATATCGACCCCAGAGGGATCGTAATCACCGAAGTAGTAGAGGAACGCCGGTTTGCCTTTTGCTGCGATCTGGGTGGCCGCAGCGTGCAGGTAGCTCAACGACGGATACCCGCGCGTCACCATCAGCGGCACATCGAATTGGTCGGTGATCTCGACCAGAACGCCGGCAAGGGCGTCTTTCTCCAGCCAGACCTCGACATAACAGTCCTGCTCATCCCACAGCGCCCGCCTGTAAAATTCCTGCTGGCTCTTCAGCATGTCTTGGAGGGACCGATACGTCGTCGGCTTCCGCATCCAGCGCGTGTGATCCGCCAGCCAGTTGAACGGAACCTCATGGGCGCGGCGCATCACCGTCAGGTTGTGGACCAGAGCCTTATAGGCAAGTTCCGTTTTTTCGATGATGGCGCGGCTGACAAGCTGATAATAGAGCTGCCGCACCGTCGCCGGCTGAATCTCTTCGAGCACGGCCGCAACGGCAGCACGGTGCTCCTGCATTTCCGCCTTTGAACGTCTTGTGGGTCTAGACCGATTAAAGGCCTTGCTCGTACTGGAGGCCATCTCGTATACCGACCATACCTATCTGACCTCGCCATACTCGCCATCATGGGGTCTGATGTATACATGTTCTACGCGTACCCCCTTCTTTGTTCTTATGGGGGATATATAGAACATGTACACATCAAAGCGGTACTTGGCGAGTATGGCGAGTATTGTCAGTCCTCTAAGACCTTTAGCGGGCCGCGCCAAAGACAGAGGCTCTCTTTGTCGCTGTCCGATCCGCGGCTAAGATTTTCTTCATATATGAAGCCGAGCAACAGCAGCCCATTCCTTATTTCGACCAGCTTTGGTTCCCTGTTGATTAAGCTCGGCGTCGATAACCATCTGCGCAAGCTTGGCAAGTGAACCCAAACATACTCTTCAGCGATGAAAACACACGGAGGTGGTTGAGCGTCGGGTTTGGGATCACGCCGAGTCTTCGCAATTCTGCGCATGATTTTAATGAACTGCGCGCTGTCGCTCGCTTGCGGCTGGCCGCTTTCGCGCCACATGAGGCGGAGGTGGTCGCGGGTTTCGTGCCGCTGCGCGTTCTCGACCATGATTCCATCGGCGGCGGCAAGACCCAGCAGCAGGCGGGCAGTGGGTTCCCAATGGGCGCGGATAGTTCGTTGAGGCGGCGTCGGCAGAAAGACGCTGGTCGCATCCGCGATGATGGCCTGCGACTTGGTGAAGCTGGCGAGGTCGGCCGCAGTCGGCCAGACCACTTCCACACCCTCTGTCGTGGTAGCGATCACCATCGGGCCGCGCCGCTTGACACCCGCAAATTGAATCCGGCCCACGAAGATGGCGCACGCGTTCAACATTTCCAGACTCGGCTTGACGTGATCGAGCGACACCGCCGCCACCAACGGCGATATCGGCCCTGCCGAATAGCGAGCAATACTCGCCGCGATTTTACGGACTTCGGCATCGCCCAGCGGTGGTACGCAATGTATCCGATTTTCCTGGAGCAGCGCTGCGGTGATGCTCTCGGCGCCAAGACCCGCTCGCCGGAGCTTGCCGGCGAGCGAAGCCAGCCGCTCGTTGCGCTCTCCATCGCTCCACTGGCTATCAGGCTCGAGTGTGGCCGTGGGGCTGCTGTTGCGCCCGTTGATGGCCGTGTGCAGCCATTCGGGCGGCGGTGCAGCAGAAAGCAGAGCTTTCGCGCCGCTGATGCCGTCGAACTCATAGCGGTTGCCGCTCGGATGGATCGACGGTGGCAGCACTGCGTAGCCGCCGTCAGATTTGAGCTCGATGCCGGGCCGGATCTGTTTCGGCACCTTGCCCCCTTCGTAGCGGAAGTAAATGTGCCGGCCGCCGCTACCGGTGATCACTTCGCACGTGTCTGGAACCGTGCCGCATAGCCTTATCAAGTCGCCGCGCTCGGCGACCTCGCTCTTGCCGCGATAGTCGAGGTCGAGCAGCAGTAGACGAGATGGCCCACCCATGGGAATCCCGATATTGGCATTCGGCTCGTGTGTCCACCATTCGCTGATTTGCTTGGGATCGCGGCTCGCATCCTTGAAACCATGTTCGGTCATCGGCTTCTTGGTGCGGGGCCAGAGCGGGAAAACGGGAAAGCCGTTGGTCGCGTACCAGAGCGCTGCCTGCAAGAGCGCGATCTTAGGATCCTTCTCGTGTATATTGGCCATAGGGCAACATATTCGGCGTGCCGCGTTTCGGTCTTCCTGACATCGCGCGGCGCGCCGCCGCGTTTCAGGCGGCCGTATTCTCGGAAGGCCGCGATTCGGGCCTGCCAATGCTCTCCCACCACTTGATGAACGCCACTCGCGGAATGACATAGCGAAAGCAGGCACGTTTGCGCTTGCCGTTTTTGGCATTGGGGAATTTCTGCTCCTGGCTGTCGCCCATCGGTAACGAGGGAACCTTTCTCTCGGCCAAGAGGCGGTAAAGGGTTCTCAGCGGGATATCCGCCCATTCCGCCGCTTCGGCGGGGCTCCAACTGTTTTTTGGGCGGCTTTTTTTGCGGACCATTAAGATGCCTCTGGCTTGCGATTATGGGACATACACGCTGTGGAAGTCAACCGTGTTTACATCCTATCGCAGTCTATGCTAGTCTCTTCTGGTGACAGTTAATGAAGCGGTATACGCCCTCCGAAAGCACGTCGGAAAGACGCAGCAGATTTTCGCGACGGAGCTGGGCATCAGCATCTCGAGTTTGAACAACTACGAACGCCAGCGCGGCCCTGAGCCAAAGCAGCTATTCCGGTTCGAGCGTGCCGCAATAGACGCCGGCAGATTGGATCTCGCCCAGATCTTCCGCGCCGCGCTTGAAAAGAGCCTGGGCGTCGAGCACGGGGAAACAGCCATTTTTCAGTCTAAAGACCGTTTTGAGACACGTGCGATTTCAAAACTGCTGTCGTGTATACGCGGCAATACGGCGGCAGCCCCTTCCGTGATCGGCGCCATCGCGGCAGGAGAGCCGAAGTGGTTTATCGACGAAGCTATCAGGCGCGGACTTTTTTGAGGAGGGAGAGATGAAAGGCACAGTCAACAAACGATCGACGCGCGGCGGACGCGCACGTTGGGAGTATTGCTTCGACTTAGGAAAGGACCCGGCGACGGGCAAACGACGGCGGATCACCAAGTCCGGCTTCGAGACGAAGCGCGACGCAGAGAACGCCATGGCGAACGCTCTGACCGAACATCGCGACCGGCCGCCGGAGAAGGAAGAGAAGCCGATGCCGACCTTCGCGGAGTTTCATTCGCGCTGGCATAGCGAAGTCGTCATCCGCCAGCATTCGCCGAAGACGGCCGAGCGCTCTTACGAACTCGCGCAATACGCGATCCGGCTATTCGGAGACGCTCCGCTCGATCAGCTCTCGACCTTGCAGCTTGCCACCGCGATGAACCGACTTCTCGATCACGGCGGGCGCATCACCCGACAGCATCCCCAGGGCAGGCCGCTCAGTTCCACCACCGTCCGGCACATTGCCTTCGGCCTTCAGGCATGTCTGGAACAGGCTGTAGATTGGGAGATCCTCATCAAAAACCCAATGAGGAAGGTGAGGAAGCCGAAAAGGCTGAAACGCGAACCCAAGGTGGTCGACCGGAATGGCTTCCAAAGGCTACTGGAGACCGCGGCGGGGATGCGCATCTATCCGGTGATCGTCGTCGCCATGGCGACCGGCATGCGCCGCGGCGAGATGTGCTCGCTCGAATGGAGTGACCTGGACTGGGACCGCGCCACCCTCTCTGTATCGAAGTCGCTGGAGGAGACGAAGCAGGGAGGACTCCGCGTTAAATCCACGAAGAGCGGCAAGCCCCGGCGATTCGCCATTCCCCCCAAGGTCGTGGATGTTCTGCGCGACCACCAGCGCGAGCAGAATGAGCGGCGCTCTCTCTACGGCGGCGACTATCACACCAGCCTGAATCTGATCTTCGCCCGGCCGGATGGCTATTACTACTCGCCGGATAAGCTGGGAACGCGGATTAAGGCAGCGCTGCGCAAGGCCGGACTGGGAAGCTTATCGCTCCATTCCCTGCGCCACTCCCACGCAAGCGAACTGCTCAGTCAGGGAGTGCCTATCACCGCCATCTCCGAGAGGCTGGGACACGCCAACGCGGCCATCACTCACGGCATCTATGCGCACGCCATGCCGGCGGACAATCAGGCCGCGGCTATGGCCTGGAACAACGCCATGGAGGACGTGCTCGAAGCCAGCCGGAGGGAGGTTTTGGCGCGGAAGCGCGGCGTGACAGCAAATGACAGCGCGGGTTCCAAAAAAGTCCGAGTAATTCCCATCAAGTCAGCGAGTTAGGTTGGAGCGGGAGACGGGACTCGAACCC